CTGCCGCAGGATTGTCCTCTACTGGAGTTGCTGCTGGTATAGAAACCGCAGGCTGGTCTGTACCTCTTGGATCTTTAGGCCAACCTGTATCCTTCACAGCATCTGGGTTGATTGAAGTACTGACTACAGGTGCACGGTATCGCTTCAGTGAGATGGTGTAATAGATGTCGTCTATCTCACCAGCTTTGTGTCTGTAGTTGAAATTGGTGATAACTACCTGATCGGTCCAAATACCGCCGCCAACGATAAGCATACAGTTCATCTTGAACCGCATGGTCCAAATTAGTCGTGCAGTTATGGACTTTGGGTCTTCAAGCAGGTCTGATGGGATACCAACGTAGTCGTCATCATAGTAAGCCGGAAAGAAGCTGTCCCAGCTGATAGTCTCCATGGATTGTCCGCCTGGCATGACGATCTCACCAAGACCGACTACCCTAGGCGTCCAATACTCGTGGGTAAAGTCTGCACCGAACTCCTCGGGCATAACAGGAAACCTGATGTCTCCACCGTATGCACCCAAGAGTGTAATGTCTAAAAAACTGCGATGTGCGTCCCCCTGCGTGGGTGTAACACCGTCTATTTCGGCACAAGGGGTCCAACCATGCCCGACTAATTCTGTGGGGTTTGGAGTGGTCCTAATAGGGGTAACTATATTACCGCCAGCGCCAGTGTCAACAATGCCCTGATTCAGCCAGGGAGCGTATCCTGGGGGTGGTGCGGTTTTACTGCTAAGGCCCCATACATCGTTGTCTAGTCCAAGCCCGCTAACACGCATGGTCCCTTCGGGCCATTTGGGACCAAACTTCGGACCTACTACGTCAAAGGTATCGAACTCGACGTCGCCTTGCCAGTAGGTATTCTTCTTCATATCCAAGCCAACCGACCCCGGATATTTGGGATCAGTGGCATTAGGATCGAAGTAAACCTGCTCCTGAACTAATACGGCGTCGAAACCAGCCCCAGTCTCGGGATCCATCTCTGTCATGGCGGCGCAACCTGACCAGTCTGCCCAACTACAGAACCGCCAGTAGATAGCTGTCTCAGCATCTCGGCCATCTGCCCCATAAGCGCCCTGATATCGGTATTGCCATCCATATGCTCAACCGTCATCATATTCTGGATATTGATCGTTGTTCCAGCAGCACCAACACCACCTGGACCTTTTCCGCCCGCTGCACCATCTATCGAAGCAATGTCTGCTGCGGTTACCCCTGGACCCTTTCCACCAGTGCCACCATAGACGGCACCCTGTGCAGGACCAAGTGCCATCATCTCTTCTGGTGTCATCCAGTCCTTGCCACCAGCAAGTACAGTACCAGACGCACCTACATTGAACTTGTTGGTTGCTGGATCCCAACCACCAATCTGGAAGAAGTGGCCTGGGAACTTACCACGAGGTCCAATGTTTACAATACCTGGCGTACCCTTCTGTGCATCGTTAGCCAGACGGCCCCAGTCAACAGTAGAACTGGTCTCGTTTGGTACACCAAGGCTCTCAAGCGCAGAACCAAGGACACCAACGCCTCTAGTACCGTTGGGGCCAGATGGGTCACTACCCTGAATCTGTGTAACCAGAGCATAAGCTTCCTTCAGGGTTGGGTTACGTCCGTATGCCTTGGCAAAGAACGCAGCCGCAGCAGGACCGCAAGCCGCAGACGCTTGTGAAGGAGTCAGCTGCGCTTTATCCATCTGGTTTACGAAGTTAGCCGAAAGAGCGCCACCATTTGTGGGAGTATCTACCGCTGGTCCTTTTCCAGCAGCACCAGATGCTGCGGGTACGGCACCAACGTAACTTCCTCCACCACCAGCGCGACCAAGTATGTCTCGGATCTGTGTTAGCAATGGAATTGCAAGGCTACTGTCAACACCAGTAGCAAACATCTCTGCCATTGCGACACGTTCTGGTACATCTATCTGGTCAGGACCAGCAGTAGCTCCACCAGCACCAGTAGCAGGATTGAAGTGCTCCCAGAGTTTACCACCAGCCCATCTACCAGCGGTGCCACCAGCCATACTACCTACCAGAGCCAGGATGGGACTTAGGACACCACCACCAAACATCCCACCGCCAACACCACCGATTACACCACCTACACCACCACCAATGGCTTCCCAACGCTCTCTATCGGTCTTTGCAGCCAGGATATCAGGTAGTGTTAGAGCGGCAGAAGTCAGGATGCCGCCACCAGCAACCTTGCCCAATCTACCAAGCGTTGCGCCGATGCCAGGGAAAGATCTACCACCTCTAGCAGCTCCCGCCTGCGCTGCGGCTGCAAGATCTATAGTAGATCCTAGTTCATTGATACTGTGGACTTGACCAAACCCAGCATTGAAGCCACTACCGAAGACTGGTGCAGCTTTACCACGTCTAAATGCAGCAAGCATCGCAGCACCAGTAAGAACGGCACCAGCAGCAGGAAGAGCATAAGCTCCAATTCCCTCACCTTGGCTGGCTGCCGTAGTAATAGCAGGAATAGCAATAGATGCACCACGACTAACTGCTTCTGGCATCCTACCCTTGGTGATATATCGGATAGAAACAGCTTCCACTACAGCCTGGGTGATCTTACTTGTAAGCATTGCCTTGAGCATCTCAGGTAATGTCTGCCCAATACCTGAGATAAATGCTTCGGAAAATGCACTAGCGGCTTCTACCAGTACATTATCCTTACCACCCTTGAAGAATGCCGTAATAGACTCGCCAATGAAGAGACCAATATCCCTACCAACCGTCTGGATTTGACCCTTGCCACCGGACCTGAAGAAGTTAGTGAACTGCGTCATCATGGTATCGCCCAAGATGCGCAGTTTGCTCAGGAAGTTAGCGTTCTGGAAGTCTACGTTTTCAACCAATTTGCCGAACATCTCCGTGATAGGATTAAGTCCAGCAATCATAGGTTGTTCTAATGACTGGAATAACGAGGTCTTCAAAGCAGTAGCCGAAGCATCAAACCTGCTTTGAGCATCCGCGAAGCTCTTACCCCTTTGGCCTAAGCCTCGTTCTACAGCACCGTTTCTACTTTCTTCAAAGTCAGCCTTCGCTCTCTGCAACTGTTCAACAGAAGTATTCTGGAAACCTCGCACAGCCCGCATGTCTTCGAAGTACGATCCCATGAGCTGAGCTTGTCCAGTTGTACGAAGAGCACCTTCATCTGCCGCATTACCCAATCGGCGCTGATTGGCAACATACTGATCAACCATCGGACCATGCAGGTCGAAGATCTTACGCATCTGGACCAATGTTTGTAATGGCCCCTGATTTAGCAGGTTCTCAGGTAAGAGACTCATCTCATTACCCATACCCTGCTGTTTTCTAATCTTCTCCCAGGAGGTAACCAGTTCTCTCTGCTTACCAGTCATCTGGTTGACGTCTTTGAAGATGTTGGCAAACGATGTAGCTGCTTGCTCTGCTGGCATCGTCTGAGTCATTGCTGCAAATGCAGCAAAAGACTCATTCATAACCTTCATCTTGTCATCAGCAGTATCATACCGCTGAATCAAAGGCCCCATTGCAGCAGTAACACGCGGCAGTGTGGCTTCTAGTTCTTGGAATCTTACTGTACCAACGTCGGTAATAGCAAACAAAGAGTCAGACACGTCTGCCACGTGTTCCATTGTCAGGCCGTAGGTAGACATGACCTGAATCAACGTAGTGGTAGACTCTGCCGCGTCTGTGCCAGTAGCGCGAGCAATACGTGCCGATTGATTGGCGAGCTCAAGCGCAACACTGGCATCATACGCAGCTTTACCCATGTCGTTTAGAGCTTGGGTATTGGGTTTGATGGCAGACACACTGGATGCAGCTACCTGTAACAGATCCTTCATAGACTCAGTGGCTACACCGTTGCGGATAGCCATCTGTTGGACCTGTACGTTGTAATTTTTGAACTGTTCTTCGCTAAGATTTAGCAGGCCGTTAGTGACACGCATCTGGTCCTGCCAAGCGGCACCTACCTTGACAAAGTCAGCAAAAGACTCAATTGCTCTCTGGGGTAACTGCACAAGAGGCAGCAATACAGAGAACAAGAGCATAGACTTGGTCAAAGATACGATGTTGTCTGTAAGGCCACGTGTAGATTTACCGTGGGTATCTAACGCGGCCCTACCTTTTTCGATCGATGTAACCAGACTATTGAAACCAGATGCAACACTACGCATCGGACTTGTCATGGCCTGAAAAGCTCTGCCCGCTGTAGTGCTGGCAGCAGTGGTCCTGGTCATAACCGTCTGGAATCGGATGGCAGCTCGCTCAACAGCCAGGTAGCCCTGAGCTAAGCGATCAAGGTTACGTTGTCCATTGATGACAACGTCGATGGCAGCTACAACCCTACGAACTGCCATCAGGTAACCCCTTTGCTGCCCGAACTCTAGCCAGCATCGTCTTCACGTTCTTAGCAGACGCAGCACCCGTGCTGCCGCCCTTGAACTTACCGCCAGTGATCATGGCAGCATAAATGAGCGCACGCTCTCCACGCGGTAAGTCATAGACTTCACGGGGGAATCTGCCTGTTTCAATGAAGATCCTCGCCAGCAGGTTTGTCTCTGGGTGGCCCTCAATCAGTGCTTTTGGCAACCTCCACGAGGTCTTCGTGGAACCCGCTCAGTTCTAGCACTGCATTTGACACATACAGCATCAAGCCAGGCTGATTCTTGTAGATCTCCAACACCAAGCGGTCTTCCTGCGTCGCACGCATGCTGTATTTCCGCATGATCTTGGAGTCTTTGTGGTTAGGTGTTTTTACACCATAGGCCACCACCAAAGCCTGGAACTTTTGACCGTCCATTTGTTTCTGGAGGGTTCCTGCGCCAGTGTTTTTTACCACACGGCTGGAACGCTCGATGAGCTGAGAATGCTCAGGGCCAGTCAGGTTCTGGATGATCCAAGGTGCCTTGAACCCATACTGGCTCATGTCCAGTTCGTCGGTAAACTTCTTGTCCGAGTCGTAAGCCAGCAGTTCCTCGAGGGCATCTACTGGCTCCCCCTGGTACTCTCGCTCGGCTTCAGCCTCCGTAAGCTCGACAAGGGTATCAGGCTTGGTAATACGACGCATGGGCGTACGGACATCCGTCGCCTGCACTGTTGAATCGGTCATGCCCGCTATTACTCCTAAACTATCGGCAGTCTGCGCCTTCGGTTTCCCACTCTTGCAGGTTACCGTCGATGCAGGAAAGCATGTTGTGGTTGATGAATGTGAACGGAATAGCCTCTTCCACCAGCTCATCAACCTGGAAACCAATCGGGATTTCCCAGAATTTGACGCCAATAAGCTCAACTACCTCAGCACCAAACGCTTCCGGGTCGTCCAACTCGTAACGGATCAATGCTGGGATCTGTCGGCTGCGGCTGTGTCGCTGGTATGCGCCAATTGTTCTCAGGAAGTAGCTGGTGACCTTGAAGCCAGTGATGGTACCATCACCTGCTGTGCCAGTCGCCTTGTAGCCCGTCTGACGTGCGCCTGCAAGACGTACTTCACGACGGTTGATGGTAATGCGGCCCTCTACGCGCTGCACCTGGGTCTGCCACGTCCCATCGATGAACAGCTCTCCGTAGGAACCGTTGATAGTACGATCTGGATTTAGAGCCATGTTATGCCCCAACCTTCACAGTGACAAGGATAACGTCGATCGTGTCAACCACTGTCATTGAGATGTCAAGATATAGTCGCTCTCCTTCTGACTCACGGGTTTCGCTGATTCCCACCGTGTAGTTATTGCGGATGGCACGTTGCCCTGCCATCACACGCAGAAAGTCGCGCACCACACCAACTATGGCATTCTGACCATCCGTGTCGTTGGGGACTTTCCCGATGTAGTTGGTTCTTGCAGCCAACTCGATAGCTGCTGCAATGGCGTCGCAGGTATTGACGATAGATACCTTCTTGAAACCCTGAGGAATGTAGTTTCCATCAAGAGCACGGCCAGGCACCACCAAGCAAGTCACACCTTTGACCACATGATAGTTTAGTCCAGCCTTACCTATGACGGTAACACCATTCTGGATTAGAAGATCAATCGTACTACCTTTTGACTTGGTTTCTAACCCAATCACCTCCTGTACGGGGTAGAACGTCATACCCTGGCCCAACGGCAAAGAAGCACGGATGCCAGAGACCTGCGCTGCAAATGCAGCGCCTCGCACTGTGATAAGATTGCCTTGGGAATCCGTTTGCTGCACGCCAGGATAGACGTACTGCACAGATTCCATGTTGATAGCGGAAGCTGCTGTTTCAGCAGTAACCGCGGACTCAGCGACGGCGCTTCCTGTAACCATAGCAACCCGATAACCATCGTTGCGCAGATCTCTCAACCACGATGTAAGCGTGGCTTCGATGCTAGGCAAATCGGAGTTTTTGATGTCACAGGTGAAGACGTCCCACTCGTCTGCTTCAAGGCCAATGGTAAGCAGAAGATCGACGTAGTTCTGCATCGTTGGCACTGAACCATTGCTACCGCTGACAAGGCTCGAAGAGACAGTGGCTGGGATACTGTTGCCTTCTGCTAGGAGTGTGGCAGTGACCCAATAGTTGGCCGTATCCGCGTTGACAATTGTCGCCAAGTCCTTCATATGTCCTACCGCGCCACGACTTGTACTGCTGGTCCATACCGCCATCAGTGTCGTGCCGACCGAGAATAGGATGTCTGTCTTGGTGACGTCACCGGGATTAGGTCGTGTTTGGACCAGGAAACTGTTGCCCAACACTCCTTCGTTCTTAGCGTCAAACCTGATTGAATTGACAGGTACGCCACCAGTGTCTTGGAGCATAACAGAAGCTTTCGCAGCACCAGCACCCATGATGCGGTACATACGAAGCTCTCGCGCTCCACCTATAAACGCCTGACGTCCTGCGTAGTAAGCGTTGTTGGGTGCTGTTTCGTCGGCTGTGAAATAGTTGATAAGCTCGGAAAAGTTATCAACGATCTGTACAGCGTTAGCAGGCCCCCACGAACTGCGTACAATCATTGCAACCCTACCACGGACACCTGTTGTAATCGCAGCAAGGGCATCCGAGATAAAGTTGATATATAGACCAGGACGCGTCGGAGGTGCAGCTGGTGTCCACGGACCACCTGGCATTATTGTGGAGCCTCCACCTCAAAGGACTTGTCTGGGGTTGCCATCATCTGGTCAAGCGCTCCCTGCACTTCTGCCTGAGTATGTGTCGCATTTGGGTCGATAGTCCCAGACGCAAACAATGCATCAATAATCCACGACGGCTGGTTGTACAATGCCATGGAATAGGTCTTGTGGTCCGATGCACTGAATTGTGTACTAGCCAGATCTACTGCACGTGCAGTAGCTTCTGCATCTTTCTGGGTTTGAGTGGGTGGTGTAGCGTCCCCACCACTATCTTGTGGGTTTTCAGAAGTTACGGGCGGCTGTTCTGTCATACTATGCCTCTACCACAATGGTGAACTTGTCTTCTACGTTCAGTGTAACCTCTGCCTCTATGTGTTCGATAGGAGACAGTTGTACCCGATCATGCTCCTGTTCCACGGTGGTCTGCAAGTTGATATTACCTGTATACACACCGTTATTGACGTCATCCTCTCTGCTGCTAGCTACATAAGAAGTGACACGAAGGTTTTGCCACCTAACCCTAACTGTATCACTTGGTTCTTGTGGGACAGGCCCATCACCAAGTAGATTAGTTATCACG